CCCTCGGCGAGCCCGGCCTTGATGAGCTCCAGGCACTCGGCTTTGTCGGCCTCGAACGTCGGACGCAGGTACGGGGTCGCCCGCATCTTGGCGGTGCCCTTCTCGACCCACCACCAGTAGTAGGCGTCCAGGTTCTGGTGCTTCTTGCCGACCGATTGTTCCTTGCGGCCGTGTCGCACGGTGACGATGTACGTCACCTGGAGCGTCGTGACCTCCACGCCTGGCTCTGTCGCCCGCTTGACGATCAGCGCCCGGTGGAGCGTCCCTGGCGGCGGGTGCCCCTCCTGGACCTTGCCGTGGTAGTAGGGCGCGCGGATGCGCGCGTCGTCCCTGATGAGCTGAGCGGCAGGCAGGACCGCGTGCGCCAGGTGCTTCCCGGCCAGGGTGCGCGGGAGCTTCTTGAAGGCGAGGGCCATTTCATTGAGGCCCCGCACGAACTGGATTTGGACGCCGTCTGTCATCCGGTCGCCAGACCTTCGACGGCCAGGAGCTCCATCACGCGGTGCTTCTCGTCGATGTCGCTGATGCGCGTGATGTTGAAGAAGTGCTCGACTCCCTCGAAGTCGGTGTAGACGATCCGGTCCTTGGCGGTGAGCCCCGGGAAGTACCGGATGGTGATGATGCGCTCGTTCTCCGGCCGGATCACCGCGCCGGCCAGGACTTCGCGGCCAGCCTGAGCCGCCACCGCGCCCCAGGTCTTGCCCAGGGTGGTCCAGGTGGTCACTTGCTGGCCGGCCGCGTCCTGGTCGCTGTCGCGGCGCTGGACGACCAGCCGCCTCCGCAGGTTGCCCGCCATCAGCACGTCAGTACCTCACGACGCGGATCGGGTCGAGAAGCCTGTCGATGTAGGGCGGAACCTGGATGGTGCCGCGCGTCATAATGACGTTCGACTCGCGCAGTTCGTAGCAGGTGCCGATGTTCGCGAGCATCCATTGCCTGGCGCACGCGGGCACGTCCTCTGGATCATCCCCGTAGCCGCAGGTCCACTCGATGATGACCGCGTTCGCCTGCTCGCGAGTTGTGGGCCAGACCGTGCCGTAGGCCGGCAGGATGCGCGCCGGCTCGCTGACGCTGTCCACCAGGAGGTCCGTCGACACGTTCATGTTCTGGACGACGCCATTGACGTCGACGTAGCTCAGGAGCGTCACCGCCTGGAGCCTGGGGAACGGCAGGTAGATCTCGTAGCCGGTGGTCCCGTCCGGCCGCATGATGACGAGAGGCCCTGGCACGGTCCCCCACTGGGGGCCGTACCAGGTTGACGACGACAGGTTCATCGACGGCCGCGGAAACTCGTCGAGCACCGCTCGCCACTTCTGCGTGATGAACGCGCGGCGCGTCGCGTTCTCACACATTTCCCGCACCGCCTGGATCGCCATTTCGATCTTGTCGGTGGTCAGGAGCTCGTCGTTGTCCTCGCGGATGTGCCAGGCCGCCTGGTCAACGGTGATGGGCTCCTTCGCGGGCGGGGTGACGTTGACGACCGGCATGGGCTACTTCCTTTCGGGTGCCTTCCGCGCCGCCGCCTTCTCCCGGCCAGGGGCCGCCGACTCCACGTCCTCCGTCGTCGCCCATTGCTCGCGCACGGCAACGACCGCGTGTTCCTCGGCGAGCTCCACGAAGTCCGGTCCGGGCACCAGCTCGATGCGCCCGCTCTCCGCGTCCCAGAACGCGCACGGTTGCAGGATCCTGACGCGCATTAGACGAGGCCTCCGACGCTGGACGCCGCGCCCTCGACGAGGATTGCCTGGGCATCGAGCCCGGCCGCCGCCGCGTTGGACGCAGGTGTGATGGTGAGACGGACGTAGCGCTTCGGGCCGTTGTATCCGAACACGAAGCACTGATTGTCCTTCGTGCCGTCGAACGTCGCGCCGGCCAGCGTGCGAACCAGGCCGAGCTCCTTCGTCGTCACGGCCGTTGTGTCCGAGAGGTTCGCCTGGTCGCCGTGCTCCAGCGACGGCGTGAAGGTGGCTGCGCCCGTGGTGAGCGTGCTGGCGTGGATCAGGAGCAGGACGCCCCCGTATCCCGCCCGGTCAATGATCGGGCCGACCTGCGCGACGTTGCCGGCTGGCGTGCACTGCGCCAGGGCCTCAACGACCTTGCAGTTGGCCAGTGGGTCTTTCATGTCTGCTCCCTTCGTTCAAAATGGGGCGGCCCGCGTGGGCCGCCCGAGTTGCCACAGGTATCGACTAACCCTCCCCGGATCAGGAGGCCGAGAACTTCAGGAGCTTGATCGCCTCCGAGTTGACGACAGCGCCGCCCAGGCGCTTCACCGTATAGAAGGTGATGTAGGGCTTCGCGCTGAACGGGTCACGCAGGATCCGCGTTCCGATGCGGTCCACGATCAGGTACGCCCGCTTCCAGTCGGCCACGGCCACCGAGAAGGAGTTGCCGGCGACGTCCGGCATGTCCTCGGCCTCGATGATCGGGTAGCCGAGCAGCGTGGGCGGGATGCCCGGCGCGGTGATCGGGTTGAAGATGTACCGGCCGGTATTGTCCTTGAAGGCCGCCATCGTGAAGAGCGTGTTCTTGTTGCACAGGAACTTCGCGTTGCCCCGGTAGGCGAGCTTGAGCTTGCCGAGCAGCGCGATCAGCACGTCGGTCTGGTTGACCGTCGAGCTCACCGTGGGCCACGCGCCGGCCGCGCCGGTCGGGTAGTACTCAATCTGCCCGAAGGTGCGCGTGGCGTCGCCGGTTGCGACGTTCGTGTACGACAGGAAGCCCTTCGGCTTCGACGTGCCGTTGCCCACGACGAAGGCGTTGCCCTCGTTGCGCGCAAACTCGGTCGCGACGTTGTCGGCCAGCCAGGCCTCGGCGTTGAAGAACACGTCGTCCAGCATCTGCTGCGTGGCATACGGGTTCGCGTAGAGGTCACCCATCGGCGGCACGACGTCCGCGAGCGTCGGCTCGGTCGTCTCCGGCCGGGCCGCCATTTCCGTCACCCACCCGGAGGCGGTGCCGCGCAGGTTCACGAGCTTGTGGAAGTCGCTCGTGCTGATCTGCTGAATGGTCGCCAGGCTGCGGATCGGGCTGATGTTGACCACCAGCGCCTCGATCGCCGAGTCGATGACCTTGGGCACCGCGTAGCCGCCTTCCGCGGAGTTCGTGATGTCCAGGGCCTTGGGCTCGAGCTCGTGCTTGTTGAACTCGATGCCCTTGCGGATGTAGCTGTTGAAGAACTTGCGGTGCTCCGCGACCGCGAGCTCCTTGGCGTCGTCGCCCTGGCCGCCGTTGCGCGGGCGGTTCGTGAGCTTGGCTTCCAGCCGCTCGATGACGGCCTTCTGCTCTTCGATCACGGCAAACGCCTTCTTCATCTGCTCCGACAGTTCGTCGGCGCGCGCCGGGTTGCCCTTCTCGATCGCGGTGAGGCGCTGGTCGTTCAGCGTGCGGAAGTCCGCAAACGCCTGGTTCGACGCCTCGATGAGCGCGAGGATTTTCTTGAGCTCGTCCATGTTGGGTTCCTGTAGTGAGGTAGTTACGCCCGCAGCGTGGACACTCGTTTGTCGAGCGCCGCGAGAATGTCCGCTGCCACGCTGCCCTGCTCATTGGCGACCTCACGCCGCGCGAGAGTCCAGAGACGAGCCGTGACCGCCTTCGCTTCGGAGCGCGTGACGCCTACCTCACGCAGGAACCTCTCCACGTCCGAGCGGGTTTCAATCGCATCAATCGCCTTGACCTGGTCCACGCGCGCCTGCTCGTTCATCGGGAAGGTGACCATCGACACCTCCCAGAGATCGGCCTTGCGGATCGTGCGGATCCCGGTCTTTTGATCGTAGCTGTCGTCGCGCGTCAGGAAGCCGATCGACAGGCCGTTGAGCGCCTTGTCCTGGAGCAGTGCGTAGGCTTCCTTCGCGCGCTGCACGTCGAGGGTGAGCTTCCCCTCCACGTACAGGCCCTTCGAATCCTCCGACATCTGCGTGTACGCGCCGATGGGCTCGCGCGGATTGTGCTGCCAGAGCAGCGACGGCATCAGCCCCTTCGCCTTCCAGGCTGACAGCGAGTCCGCGAAGCACCCGTGCGCCATCACGTCGTCACCCAGGTCAACGACGTCGTAGACCGACCCGTAGCCGCAGAAGGTGCCGGCCTGGCCGAGCGCCTTCATCTCGAAGCGGGACTCATGGTGACGCAGGTTCATGGGGGCTTCCTATAGCTGCCGGACGGGGAGGATGCCGCGACAGTCGAGCGCCTTGTAGGTGTTCGTGGTCGCGCAGTGCACCAGGATGTCGTAATCGGTCCCGGCGACGCCGTTGGCGACCGGGACGATGACCTTCGTGTTGGTCTGGTCGAAGGCGACGCCGGACTGGACGATTGCCTGGGGCGTCGCGTCAGGGCCGCCGAACTTGACCGTGACCGTGACGGTGATTTGGCCCGTCAGCGTCTCCCCGGCTTGCAGGTCCGGTGAGAAGTCGAATACCAGCGGCCACTTTTCGCCGACGCCCTTTTCCTCGAACCAGCCTGGCTGCGGCTGCGTCACTTAGGCACCTTGACGGTGAACGTGCGGCCGCTGAGCGCGACGGTGCGTTGGGACGGGTGGGTCACTGTCATCGTCCTGGTCCCTGGGAGGGCGATCGTATCGACCTTCGGATGCTGGACGTGGAATGTACGCCCTGCGAGTTCGATTGTGAAACGCGGGTCTAGCTGCGTGATCGGCAGGATGACCGCGTAGACGTCTCCCAGGGCCACCGGCTCCAGCACCGCCGCCAGGGCTACCAGGGCCGCATCGAGCGCGTCCTGGGCCGCTGCGGCCTCCACAACAATCGCTCCCATGCTCACCGAGGCCGCCTGGATCGCCGCGGAACTGGTTGACTCCGCTACCTGGGCAACCGCCGCCAGCACCGAAATGACCGCATCGCCGGCCGCCGTCGTTTCGGTTTGCGTAACGGAGTAGGTAGTCGGCCCGAGTGTCGAGACCGAACTATCG